TTAGATTGCCGACTTGGCGGCGCGCAGGCCTCGACCCCAGGCCTGAGCGGTGAGGACGTGGCCCCGCGCGTAGTCGCGCACGAGCTCCCTCAGGGCCGCTTCGTGCCGCGGGCACAGCCCCCAACGCTTCCCAGCCGCGACAATCGCGGCATAGGTGGCCGGATACATAGTCGTGCGCAGAAATTCATGCTCTGCGCGCCGTACTTCCTTATATTGGCAGCAGTTCATATAGTAACTCCCCCTTTCTGTGCTACCCGGCGAGCACGCCGGGCAGCACGTAGTGGCCGCGCCACAAGCTCACTGTGACGCGGCGTCCGAGCACGCGCTCGAGCGCGCGTGCGACTTCCCGGGCCCTACGGCGCGGACCTATGACCACGACGTCCGTGCCGAGGACTACCGTGTCCTCGTAGCACTCCAGGAGATGGTACGTCGGTGTCATGCCGCTGCCTCCTGTTGGGCACGCGGCCGCACCCAACGGCCCGCATAGATCCGCGTGCGGACGCCGGGGCCGCCAGGGTGGTAGGTGCCCGTGGGTCCTATGAGCACGTCGTACTCGGGTGGAATCGGACGTCCTCGGCCATACGGCCGCCACCCCTCTTGGATGAGACGCTCCCGCAGGTGCGTCATGAGTAGCGTCGTTCCTTTTCCGTATTTGTACCAGCCGGGGCCGCGGTAAAAGGCCCAACGGCAGACGCTCTCTAGTGGGCCATTGAGATCTATGTTGCCGTAGCCCTGGAAGTAGAGAGCACCTTTCTCCGTATCGATCTTTGTATGCATATTTCCTCCTTGTGCGGCAGTTGCCGCGACGGCAGCGGCGGTTTTTCATAGGACCGCCGCGCCGTTTCGCCGTGCGCCGCTCACGGCTCGTCAGGCGGCTGTAGTCAAGCTCTTCAGGAGCGCATCCACTCGGGGATCGCGCTCGTGCTCAACCCACTTCACTGCCCACTCTTTCGGGCCGAGTGGGATGCCTGCGTAGTAATCGGTGACATAGGCGCTAGACAAGCCGAGTGCGTGCAATCGCCGCACGATCGCACGTGCCCGGCGAATCGCATAGGGCCCTCGAACCATCACACACGCTGCATAGAACGGTGCCGTTCCCCGTTCCACTACCCACGTTTCAATCATGGTTATACGTCCTCCTATGCGGGCTGCATGTCTACCTCCCCAGCTTGCGTAGCACGCGCTCGATCGAGAGGTCCCCGTTTGCTACCTCGTAACCGATTGTATCGTATCGGTTCTGCTGAGCTGCCTCCCACGGGGAGATACCGGCGTCGCGCAGCATGCTCGCCGCCGTGGGATCGAAGCAGCGCGCGACGTCCAGCCAATCAGCTACCTCTAACGCGTCGAACCCTGCTTCTGCCCATTCCTGCGCCACAGCCTGCGGGCTGCGGCTACCGATTGCCCACGGGTCATGGCCCAATACTTCTGCGATGGCTTTCAGTTTGTTCATGTTTTCCTCCTTGCGGCCTTGCCGCGACCACTGCGGCGGTTTTTCATAGGGCCACAGTGGTTTCACCCGCGCCGCGACGGGCTCGTCAGGCGGGTATATGGTACCAAATGGGTGCGTCTACCACGGAAATGGTGTATGTACTGCCGTCGGGACGGACAACCTCGTATTGTCCGTCTGGCAACGCATAGTAGTCTCGAGCGTCCGTCCGCGCAAACGGCCGGACAAAGATCCGCGCCTGTCCGACGATTGCGTACACAGACGTGCACGCCGGGAACCATCGTGTCGTACTCATTTCTTCCTCCTTAGCGGCCGGTGCCGCGACGGGGCCGAAGCCCCGTTTCGCCTGGAGGCCGTTTCCAAGCTCGTCAGGCGACTAAGACCGTACAGCCCACTGCCCGTGGCAGTAGTGCACCCCGTTCCAGGCGCACTCTGCGCAGCGGCAGATGCATTCTGGCAGCGGCGGCAAGTAGTCCGCTGTGTCGACATGCCAATCACCGCCGAATGCAGCCGTTAGCTCGGCGGCCAATCTCTTAGCGATTTCCTTTTCATCTGCACCGTTCATGATCGTCCTCCTAGCATGCGGTGACCGGCGGGCGGCCCGGGGCACGGGCGCGCCGCGCCGTGGGACGGAGACGCAGCGTGCGGTACGTAGTCCGGGCCACGGACGTCAGCAAGGGCCCAAGTGCCGCAGCGCGCGCACTGCACGAGTTCACGCGCACCCGACACGGGCGTCCAGGCGTGAGAGGGGTGTGGGGGGTACATCACGCACCCCCCACTAAGATGATGTCGCGCTCGCTGTCCTCAGGTGCGGGACGGACGGATAGGATCCACCCCTCGAGTGCGAGCGCGCTGAGCTGCACGGGGCGGCCGAGGGCCGCGGCGGCAGCGTGTGCTGCGCGCCGGGCGTCCTCGATCGAGCACGGCCCTACGAATGCAGAGCTGCGCTCACGGAGAAGGGTCAGGAGGTCAGTCGTCATGCTGCACCTCCTGGTTGGGTACGAGGCGCAGGATCCGTTGGACGTCCTGCGCGCGGTAGGCGCGATGGATTTCGCGCTCTACCGCCAGGGCGCGATGCGCGCGCTCGAGCACGCGCTGCCGATATTGCCGGCAATCGTCGCAGTCATCAAACTTGTAGCGCAGCCGCCGGGCAGTGCGGATGCGCACTTCCCGGCCGGTTGCGACGTTGCGCGCGATCCAGCCGCCGTGCTCATGCGCGCGCTCGATTCGTACCACGGTGAGAATACCGGCGACTTTTACAAGGTACTCGCCGCCGATTGTGATCTGTTTAGCGTTCATGGCTCCCTCCTTTCACTTGCGCCGCGGATTCGGCAGCGTGAGTGCGCTGCCGTCCGGCAATTCAACCCGCAGCTTGCCGTCGCGTCCGGCGTAGAAGTCGAGACGGATCAGGGTGCCACGCTGATCCGCCGATTCGCGGTCCACACCCGCACGGCGCGGGACCGCACGGTCAGCTACGAGGTAGAGCACGTCTACTGGCCCGCCGCGGTCGTGTTGGGCCAGCAGCTCGCCGATGTACACGTCGCCGTACAACGTCTGGTGGCGTTGTGCGGCGCGCAAGCCAATTGGCTCGAGGTAATCCGTGAAGTAGGTCCACCGATGTTCTCGGTAGACCATACGGAACCAGTGTTCCCGCGCCCGCATGCGCGCGCTGTAATCCGCGCGCGCTCCAATGACGCGGATTGGCCTCTCGTCGTCTGGAATCGGTTCCTCCCCGCGGGCCCGGCGAATGGCGCGCGCCAGGGCGTCGCGGTATGCAAGCTCCCGCACCGCTTCGGCGGGCGCTTGCGGTTCCGCCGTGACCGGCGTCACGGCGTTAATCGCTGTGATGTTTACCATTGTCGTCTCCCTGCAGCCGGTTGCTGCGACCAGGAGGACCGCCTCCTGGTTTCGGCCCGCTCCGGCGCGCGGGCCATCGTCAGGCAGCGTGTCGTGGTGCGGTGTACGGGCACGGCAGCTCAGCGCGCCGCTCATGCGCCGTGTACGTGGCCCCTTGCGGGGTCAGTTCCACGTACGCACGTGCACCGCAGCACCAACATGCGACCACCCACGGGCCGCGATAGATGTCTACCGCGGTCCGGGTGATAGTAAAGATGTGAGTGAGATGGGCTTGCTGCATGGCTACCTCCCGAACTGCGTACAACGGATCGCGGCGCGGCGCTCGAGGGCCCAATAGAGCATGCCCCGCGGCGTCAGCTCCGCCAGTGCACGGGCGTCGCAGCGCCCGCACCTTGCCGTCCGTGGGCCGCGGTACTCTGCGGCCGCGATAGTGGCGAATTCATGCGTGTGGTGGGCTTCGATGCGCCCGCACGCTACACAGTAGCACTCAGTCATTGTGGACCTCCTTGTATAGGCGCGGCCAATGGTAGGCGCGCGCCTCCGCTACGGTCCGGCCTTCCCGCCGCTCCGCGTGTGCTTCTCCAGGCGCGAATCCCGCTGCGCGCCATTGCGCGGCCGCGGTCAAATCGAAGCCGTACTCGCGCCATTGGAATGCTTGGCGCGGTACGAACCCTGCTGCGCGCCACTGTACGGCCGCAGCTTCATCGAACCCAAATTTCTCCCACTCTGTCACATACACCTCCTTGCGGCAAGTTGCCACGACGGGCCTCTAAGGGCCCGTTTCGTCCGCTTGCCGCGCTTGCGCGCGGGGACTCGTCAGGTGGCTCACCGCGGGCACCAACGGCCACGCTGCGCATTGTAGGCTTGCGCGGCAGTGAAACCGATCCACCGCTCGCGCCACGCCTCACGCACGTCGAAGCCGTGCCGTCGCCATTCCGCGGCCTCCCGCGGTTGAAATCGGTGATCGCGCCAAGTCCAGGCGTCTTCTGGATCGAATCCGGCTTCACGCCATTCTTCGGCTTCCGTGGGGTCAAACTCCCACTGTTGCCAACGTCTCCGTTCGGCCTCGTTCATCGGTCCTCCTTGTATAAGATCCCGTGGGGCCCTACTTCGGGTAGCCACGGGAGCCAGCCCGTGACGACCGGCTACGCCGGGCCCCGTGGCGTAGCCTACTAATTACACTGTAACACAGACCCGTCCGTGTGTCAAGTACTTTTTTAAAATTTTATTTCCTTTGTTTTCAACGACTTTCCCGCGGCCTCTTTGCCCTACAAAGTGCTTTGCGGCGCAAACCCTCCCTCCACCAAACCGGACCTCCGGATCCGATTACCCTGAATCCCTACCGTTCTACCAGGGATTCAATTCCGGACAATCGGGTCTGAAACTCCGCGCCTCCGGCGTCCGGCGCTCGCGCCCCTTTGCGCTCAACGACTTGCGGGAGGCGAAAGTTTACATAATAGGGTATTATCGGAAGTAGTTTTCGCCTTCCCTTCGCCGCTTTCGGGGGGGCTTTTGCTACCGATTCCAGGCACCGCCGCACGATATCGGATATTCGGACCTCGATGTCCGAAACCGGAAGCGGGAACCGGAATTTCGCATCATGAGATATTAAGACCTGAAAGTCTGAAATACCTGGTTGCTCAGTAGGTTGCGGAGCGGGGCGATGCGCTGGTGGGGTAGGTTGGTTTCGGCTTAGTTCCCCCCGCCCAGCTCTAGTACCAGGGGTCCCCATTGACGGCAGACAGAATTTTGATATGCGGGGTGCCTAAAAGTGGCCGAGTTACACATACAAGATCCGCCCCCTAAATTCAACCTAACTCCAATCGTATCAATCACTGTCTCCCCTCAGACACGATCAGCCCCACCTACACGCACTTATACTATAGGGGCCCCATCGCCGGGGACCCATCGGAGCCGCCGTAACGGATAACCCCCGTTACCCGACGTCCGACGAACGGACCAGATGAAGCGGAAGAGGCCAAAGCGCTGGTACCGAGAAGTCGCGAAGGTTATGCTGCGGCAGAAACTCCCGTTTCGTGCCGCTGCCGCCGAGTGTGGCATAGTGTTGACGCCCGAAGAAGCAGAGAAACACGCGCGGCGTGCCGCGTTCCTTGAGATTTTCCAGCGGGAAAGGTTCGACTACTATGCCGAGCTCGGCGCAACCACATACCGTGGCCGCGAGGGCCTGATCGGCCAGATGCAATACCTGATCGACCAACTCATCGCCGCCGGTCAGTACGAGAAAGCCATCGACGGCGTATACAAACTCTCGCGTGTAGCACGCGGAGACGACGTTGAATCCGCCACGGATCAAATCGCCGGACTCACGCCCGCCCAGATTGAAGAGCTTCGCAAGTCCATCGCCTCCCGTGTCGGCAAGGGCCCCCGCGGCGACTTAGAACCTCTACCGCCCGACATGGTGCAATGATCAAAGAGCTGCGCCTCTATTTCCGCCTTCGTCCGATTTTGAAACAACTCGAAGAGGTATCCCGAATGAAATTCTCTGTCAACATGGTCGTTCAGATCCTCGCGCTCATCGCGCAGGGCATCAACGCCAGTTACGACCTCCTACCCCCACGTGGTAAGTTTTGGGCGATGGTCGCCCTCTCCGCCGTGCAGGGCATTACTGCCGTGCTAGCACACTTCACTAACCCCGACGGCACGCCCGCTGCGGAGCCTTACGTGAAGAACGCGAAGGAGGGAAAGTAATGGCGCTTCCGTTCCCGCAATACAGCATCGGCAACCTGTATCTCTTCCCCTACTTCTCCACACGGGAGGAATATCAGCGTGCAACGGGTCAAGAGCCGCCCCCGTGGGACCCCACACGCGCGCCGAAGTACTGGTTCGATCCGAACGCGAAGAACAGCCGCAGCCGCCGTGTAGTCTACGAGCGCGTGATCGCCGATCCGCCCGCGGGCCCCGACGGCAAGCCGATGCTCGACGCCCTCGTGCTGGACCGGGACGAAGCCGCCACGGTGAACATTCCGCCCAAAGGCACCGGCTTCACGAACGTCCCCGGCGCAGACAAGCCGGAGGTTCCCGTCCCGCTGCGCGAACTGGGCCCCGACGAGGAACTTGCCTTCGGCATCGGCGGCACGGTGGTGGTCCGGAACAAGAAGCTGTGGGCCGAGTTGGAGCAAGGCTCGGGTAACTTCACTGCCGCGGACCGCGCCCTGCTGCGTGCAATCGCTGAGAAGTTGGGAGTGAGAATCTAATCTTGGCGCAGACCGACGTCGATCGGCTAGCTAAGTTTATTCTCGACCGCGCGGGAGACGCCTTTACCGCGCAAGAGCTCTTGGACCGTATCGAGAAGCAGAACCGAGAAACCCACTATGCTCGGTATTTCACGCCGTACGGCAGCCAAATGCAAGCTGTACAACTGCTCGCCCAAGGCAAGAAAGTCGTCATCATCCTTGGCGGCAACCGTGCAGGCAAGACCAGCCTCGGCAGTTGGCTCGCGGCGTGCTGGTTCTTTGGCAAGGACTACTTCAAAGATTCCCCCGTTGAGCCGCTGATCCAAGGGCTCCCCATTCCAGAGAACGGGGGTACGATTTGGGCGGTCGGCCTCGACTTCCCCACCGTCCGCGACGTCATTTGGCGCGAGCACCTAGTAGGCGGAGCGGCGCATCCTCCTTTCATCTCGCCTCACAATCCCCGCGTTGCTCGCATCCTCGAACGTGAGTTCCAAATTCATGGAACTTCCCACCAACTGCTGACATGTAAGTCGGCTGAGTCCGGCCGCCCGAAGTTTCAGGGTGCTTCTCTCGATCTCGTTTGGATCGACGAGGAGTGTGAGGGCGACATCTACGATGAGTGCTATCAGCGGACCATCGATCGCGGTGGCCGCATCATCGTAACCGCGACCCCGCTCGCGGACATTGGAGCCCAAGCACAGCGCCCCTGGCTGTACGACCTCTATGTCGCGGCAAAAAGCGGGGCCCCAGACATCGGGGTCGTGCAGCTCAGCGTCTTCGACAATCCTTACCTCCCCGCCGTCGAGAAGGCGCGCCTCCGCGAACGTTGGGCAGGGCATCCGGAGGAGCGCGCCCGCCTCTACGGCGAATTCATTCAGCGCACCGGCCGCGTGTATCCGATGTTCTCACGCACCACGCACTGCATCGCACCGTTCCACATCCCGATGCACTGGCGACGTTGGTGCTCGATCGACCCCGCCGCCACCGGCCCCACCGCCGCGATTTGGGCCGCCATCGATCCGCACAGCGGCGACGTCTACGTCTACCGCGAATATGTCGCCAACAACAAAACGGTCTCGGAACACGCCAAGGAAATCGTCGCCCTATCGGCCGGTGAGAGCATCGACTTCTGGTTGATCGACCCGAAGTGGGGCGCGCAGCGCAACGCCGAGACGCACAAGACGGGCGCGCAGCTCTACCGCGAATGCGGCATCCCCGTGCGCCTCGCCCGCATCGACCTTGACTACGGCCTGAGCCGCTCGATGGAATTCATGCTCGCCACCACACAGCCCAGCTCCCGTCACCCGCGCCTCTTCCTCTTCAGCACGCTGTCCGAACTGCCCGACCAACTCGAGAACTACGTCTGGGACTCGTTCCAGCGCGGCCCGTTGGCGGGCATGAGTAAGCAACGCCCGCGTAAGGGCAACGACGATTTGATCAACGCCCTGCAATATCTCTTAGCCACACTTCCTCCCCGCGTGCAGAAGGCCCCCATCTCTCATGATCGCCTCGCCAAAGGCGCTCCGTTCCGGTCATACACATGAAACGCGACGACGCCCTCCTGTTCGAAGCCGTCAACATGCCCAGCAAAGGGGCCGCGTGCGGTCTGTGCATCTTCCGCCTGGAAGACGAGGACGCCTGCGCGATTCTCACCCGCAAGCGCGTGTCTATGAAAACAGGCGTGTGCGGCTTCTTCATCTGGGGCGATCCGATCGTCGACCACAAGGTTGCCTCGCTCTCCGACGAGGAGGCGGGCTATGTAGAGAACGCCGCCCCGTCGCAATGCGCTAACTGCTTTTACTTCGCGCGCGCGGGAGATTCCTCCCGTGGTTGGTGCCACGAACTCGACACCGCCGTATCGGCCCGTATGTGTTGCAACGCCTGGGAGCCGATCGCGCAAAAGATGAAAGAAGAGGAGAAGGACTGATGCCCGCAGTCTCCAAAGCTCAACGCCGCCTGGCCGCCCTCGTGCTGAAGGGCCAAGCCAAAACCGACGCATTCAAAGGCATGGGCAAAGAGGAGCTCCGTAAGTTCGCCAGCACGCCTGAGAAGGGGCTTCCCTACCACAAAGGGAAGAACGACTTCGAACTCCTGCGCCTTCCGGAGACCTACGCCCGGTTCAACGACGCCTACACTAACACCTACGGTGAGGGCGTCCACGACGAGGAAACGCACATCAACCTGCAGTACAACATTTCCAACCCGGGCGGCGGGATTTCCGATACCGGCGAAGACATCCTGCACGCGGAGGACTAATGCAAGAAATTCGGGTCAACAAACTCAGCGAGCGCGAGCGTGAAGAACTGCTCCGCAATGCCCTCGACCCGAACAAAGTCCTCCTCGTGTGCGGCCGACATAACTACACAATTACGTACATCCGTCGGCCGCCCGTCGACGGTTGCCCCGACTGCTGGTTCGTCTACCTCGCTCATATCGTCGCACAATTTCCCCCCAGCCAGCAGAAGGAAGTTATCGAGCGCTTAGACGAACTCATCCATCGGCTGATTGAGAACCCCCACGCCGTGCAGCTCTACCGGCGACCGAAGATCGAAATCGGGAAAGCATGACGCCTCAGGAACCAGAGCAGCAACAACCCGTTATGGACGAGGCGGAGCGCGCCGAACTCGCGGCGAACATCCGCGCGCATCTCACGCGGATGCTCCACTTCCGCCGTCAATACGACCAACAGCGCGCCGTCTGGTACCAACAATACCTCGGCGTGCGTACGGCGCAGAAGTTCCCCGACCAAGTTACCCCCCGCTCAAACATCTTCGTTCCGTACCCGCACGCTGTAGTCGAGCAGACCGTCTCACAAGTGATGGACGCCTTCTTCGGCTTCTGGCCGTGGTTCGAAACGATCGGCCGCACGCAGGGCGATTCCACCGCCGCCGACGCCATGCAGGCCGTGCTGCTCTCACAGCTTCCGCGCAGCAACTTCCTCGACCAGTTCGAGATCCTCGTGCGGAACATCTGCATCTTCGGCCACGGCGCAATGAAGGTCGACTGGGATTGGGGTTACGACACCATCGTCGTTCCCGAGCCCATCCCGCTGATGGACCCGACCACCGGCCAGCCCGTCATTGACCCCAACACGGGGCAGCCGGTGATCATCGGCCAACAGCCGAAGCCCGTCCGCGTGCCCCGCAACCGCCCCGTGTTCACCGCCATCGACGTCTTCGACTTTCTGGTCGACCCCGACGGCAAGATCGTCGCCCACCTTACTGAGCGCGATTGGGGCACGATGAAGAAAGAGTTCGAGGCGAACCCCGATCTGTATTTCGAGGACGCCTTCAACCAACTCGCCGACGCCATCGAACGGGAACCCAATCCCAACGACATCATCGTGCGGATCGCTGAGGTCTGGAACACCGTCGACAACACAGTAACTTTGATCACCGTGCACGACGATACAGACGCTCTGGGCTGGAAGGATTATCTCTACTCCTTCCGCGCCGCCAGTTACTCGGCCTTCAAGCGCCGCATCTACGGCGGCCAAGACATCATCCTGTTCCACGGCCCCAACCCCTTCTGGCACATGCGGGCCCCCATCGTGTGGACCAGCTTCATCAAATTGCCGAATCAGATCTACGGCTACGGTCTGGTCGAAGCCGCCCAGAGCGTGTACGAGGCGATCAACCGCACGGTGAACATGATCATCGACAACTGGAATCTGGGCATCAATCGCCGCTACGTGTACGACATCGAGGCTCAGATCGATGAGGAATCCCTCGACCTCGCCAACGTTCCAGGCGGCCGCGTGGCCGTGCACGGAGACGTCAACAAGGCCATTCTGCCGCTGCCATCTTTCACTCCCGCCCAAGGCGATTACGCAATCCTCCCCCTCTTCCAACAGATGGTGAAGCTCGCCACCGGCTTCACTGACGTCGATGCGCAGCCCTCCGGCAAAACTCCCACCGGCGCGGCGCTATCCGCCATCGACGCCTCGCCGCGTTTCAAGAAGTTCCTGCGCAACCTCGAGGTCGACATCATCCAGCCCCTCCTGCAGATGTGCGCAAGCCTCAATCAGCAATTTCTGAAAGAGCCCTACGAGATTGTCATCACCGGCGAGGAGGCTGCAATTCCTCGATACCCGAACGTGCCTCCGGAACAATTGGCAGGAGGGTTCGAGTTTAAGATTTTCGCCGCCAATTACATGCAGAATAAGATCGTGCGCCAACGAAACCTAATGGCGCTGATGAACATCCTCGGCGGCAATCCCTACATCAACGTCTACGAGGCTCTGCGTGAAATCGGCCGCTTGTTCGAGATTCGCAACCTCGACCGCATTCTCTACACGCCAGAGCAAGTTGCCCAGATGCAGCAAGCCGAGCAGCAGGCTAAGATGGCCCAGATCGAGGCCATCTTCCGCGAGAAAGCCGAAGCAGAACTTCTCGCCAAGACCGGCCACGAACCCAAAGGCGCTATTGATCGCGGCGGCCGCCCGCCCAAGATCCAATTCGAGGGTTCCATCCCCGGCTCGCCCGAAGAGACCGCCAATCGCGAGCTCGGCCAAAACCTCGGCGCAAACGCATTGGGCCTTTCTGGCCTCGGAAAGATCATGAAGGAAGGAGGCGAAGGCGGTGCAGTATAACAGCGAAGCCGTGAAGTCGCTCGCTTCTCATCCCGGCTGGCACTCACTCAAGATGCTCTTCGACGTCTTGCGTGACGACTTGATCCGCCAATTTCAAGAAGCCTCCGACGTAGAGAGTTTGTTCCGCATCCAAGGCGCGCTACAAACGTGCACTTGGCTGCGTTCCGAATTTATTCACCGCGTGGAGACCCCACGCCAATCCAACGCCGCCAGTTACGACAACCCGGAGGAGTTCTTGAAACAATTCCGGGCCTCAGTAACCCATATCGGCGTCCCACAAGGAGAAAGTAAATGAGCAACACCGGACAACCGGACCCCAACAAACCAGCAGTCCCCGAAAGTCTAACCCAGGCGGATGATTGGCTTGCCAACGCTCCGCTCGGGGATACCGAGCTTTCCAACATCTTCGGCCCCAACCCCGACGCCGTGCCCGCCGCTGCACAACAGCCCGAAGCACCGGCAGAACAGCCGCAGCAAGAGGAGTTCTTCCTGCGCGGAAAAAAGAGCGTCTACAAGACGCCAGAGGAGGCCGTCAAGGGCATCGATCAAAAGGACGAACTCATCGACCAACTGCGCCAGCAGTATGCACAAGTAACCGGCATCGATCCCATCACGGGCAGGCCGGTGGGCGCACCGCGCCCCGCTGTGCAGCAGCCGCCGCAAGTTCCTTCGCAGGTAGAGGAAGACTACTTGGCCAATCCCTCCAAGTTCATTCAAGACCTCAACGCTGCGATCGAGCGCGGCGACGGCGAGCGCTTCGTCCAGGCCCATCAGCGGTTTGTGCAATCCGTCGTACGCCCATACGTCACCGTGCTGCAAGACGTAGCACGCACGGCCGCGATGGAGCGTGTACGTGCACGGATCAAAGACTTCGACGAATTCGCTCAGCGTGAACTCCCGAGCATCTTGCAAGAGAACCCTACCCTCGCGCAACTGATTCGGGCTGCTGAGCAGACTCCGGAGCTCTACCAGCACTTACCCGACTTGTACGAGACCGCCTACTATGCGTCTCGCGGAAAGCGTCTTCCCGAGCTTGTGAAGCAGCAGCAACAGCCAACCCAACCCGCCTCTCCGCCCCCTCGCCCAACGCTGCGCCCGGGGACGATGCCTCCCGTGCAGGCTACAACCTCGCGCGGAGAGGTGTTTGATCCGAACAATCCGGATGAGAATCTAGCCGATCCGGAAAAGCGCAAGGCCTACATGCGTTGGCTCGAAACCAGGGGGATAAATGATGTAAAAATCTAACACAGGAGAGTAACAAATGGCAGATGTCATCACCGTCACGACGGGCACTGCCGGAACTCCAGGGAGCACCGCTGCAGAGTTGGTGACTTACTTGTCCGCGCAGTTGCTCGAAGTGGCAGAACTTCACACCGTGCTGCGGGACTTCGGTGAGAAGCGCCCGCTTCCGCCCCACGTCGGCAAGACGATCCGCTTCGTCCGCGAGGAGAAGCTGCAGGTTCCGCAGACTCCCACGCAGTTGACGGAGGGCGTGCCGCCCGACGCCGTGGGCATCACCCTGAACCAAATCGAGGCTACGGTGGAGCAGTACGGTAACGTGGTTCGCTTGTCCGACCTCGCCGTGCTGACTGCCCGCCACCCGCTCGTAGCCCGAACCGTGTACATCCTCGGCCTCCAAGCGGCGGAGGTGTACGACCAACTGATCTACAACACGCTGAGCACGACGACGAACGTCTACCGCCCCGGCGGAGCCGCTGACGACGACACGCTCGCGGCCTCATTGGCCTATGCAGATTTGGTCAATCTCGACTCGCTGCTGAGCGTGAACGGCGCTCGACCTTTTACGGACGGCGACTACGTTCTCGTAATCGCTCCCGCTCAGTACAGCGCGCTCCAGCTCGATCCTGACTTCATCCGTGCGGCGCAATTCAAAGCTCCGGAGCGCATCTGGAAGGGCGAGGTCGCCGAACTGGCTGGCTTCCGCATCGTCCGTTCGAACGCACCCGCGTTCGCAGCGATCGGAACCAACAGCAGCGACAGGAACGTCTATGGAGGTTTTGCAATCGGTCGGTTCGCCTATCAAGTAACCGACCTCCAAAACCTTCGTGCGTACGTTGTTGCCCCCGGCGGCCAAGCGGACCCGCTCTACCAGAACTACAAGATCGGTTGGAAGTTCGCCTTCAAGGCCGTGATCACCAACACCAAGTGGTTGATCAACGTTCGGTCTTTGGGTGCCAACGAGGCCAACTACGATCGCAACAATCCGTAACGACTAACTGACGGCGGGGCCGGGTAACCGGCTCCGCCCACAGAATTGAAGGAGGAGAAATGAAGAAGACCAAGGACGTCCGCGCCGAGATCTACATCTGGGACGAGATGCCCGAGGGGTCGGGGATGCGCGATCCTCGTCTCGACATGGAAGGCCGCTCCGTGATGGGCAGGGAACTGTCTACGGGCAGCGATTCTGACTCGACTTTCCGTGAAGTCGAGAGCAAGTTGCTGTCGGCGACCTTCGACGAGGAAGACCGGAAACTGGGCATTACCACGTCCCCGCAGACCGGCTACAGCAAGAAAGGCTAACTTATGGCAAAGGAGCAAACCGAAGCCAAAGACACCAAAAACGACCTTGTTATCGTCAACATCCCGGAAAAGGACCCGACGGGCGAGCGCTTCCCCGGCTGTTGGATCAACGGCCGAAGCTTCGAGCCGGGCCGCTCGTACAATGTCTCCCCCAGGGTGGCCAAGGAGCTGGATCGCCTTATCGGCAATTACATGGACGGCTCGCTCCGCCTGCTGCGGGGCAAGGTCGACGTGAAAGCCTTAACGGACATCCAGCGTTCTCGCGGCTATTGGGCCGGGATCGGCGGTAGCAACGAGTAATCGAGGGGCCGCCCCGTGCGGCCCCCCTCATTGCTCAGGAGCAGCGCATGCAACTCAACGTCCCTAGACCACTCGGACGGTTCAACCTGAGTCAGAACACCGTCACACAGATCACCAACGATGCCAATCTACGCGGCAGCGTGTTGATCGTCCAAACCGAGGACAATCCTGTTTACATCGGCGACAGCACGATGTCGTTGTCGCCCTCTGTTTCGGGCGTATTGGGCATCGCTACTACTTCCCAACCATTCATCTTGCAACTCGGCTATCCCAACGAGCTGCGTCCCGCACAATTTCGAATTGGAACAACGAACGCCGGAGGCGCACGCGCCGTCGTCGGGGTTCTCGAGCCTTCCGGTGCTCTGCTGTAAGGTGTCACCATGCCGTTCTACTTCGTGCGGCACGGACAGACTCGTTATGACGGTCCACTAAGCCTCATTCAGGGCCGCGCTCCAGGCGGTCTCACAGAAAAGGGCTGGCAGGCCGTACGGCAAACTGCCGACGTCATCCGCGAAATCAGCCCCCGCCCCGTGCGTATTATCTCCTCACCGGCAGAGCGCGCGCGTCAGACCGCATCAATTCTGGTCAAACGCCTCGACAATTTGCCCGTGTCTATCGACAAACGCCTGGCTCCGATGAACAAAGGCGTTTTCGAGGGTCTGCCGGTGGAAAGAATTCGGAACGAAATCTCCTACTACACGCGGCGGGATACCGAGCCGATTCCCGGCGGCGAGTCCTACCGCACCTTCCGAGAACGGGTAAGTCCGGCCCTCCTCGAATACTCGCGCGCGGAAGATCCGGTGATACTCGTCGGCCACAGCGACGCCCTGGCATTGTTTCCTTGGCTTGCGGGCTTCACGGCGGACCCGGACTACAGTTTCCGCGTGCTCGACAACGGCGGGATGCTGTGGGCCGAAGAGGCGGAGAACGAAACCTTGTCCTATTACCCGTTGCTCGGCGCATTAGACGATAACTTGGAGGCCACATGACGGCGCAAGATGTTGCCAACGACGTCTCCCGCGACATGCGCGGGCTCATCGATCCGGTCGACAACGGTCCCGTGTTGCTAAGTTGGATCGACCGCATCCACAAAGAGATTCTTCACAGCTCGGTTTACAGCGCCCAAAACATCGGCCTGCACATAATCAACACCGCAGCCAACCAATCGTCTTATGCGCTTGCCGCCGACACACGGCGAATTCGTACGGTCTATCACCGCAACTTCGACCACCTTTTGATCCCGTTGGAAGGCGTAGCCTCCCCAGCCGCGGAGATGGAGCGCGCGGCACCCGCCCTCGGAGCCCCTCCCAGCCCCGACGCCCGACAGATGTCCTGGCAAACTTGGGGCCCGCTACCGTGGTACTATCAGCGTGTTGGATCGCTCCTCATCATCTACCCCGCCCCGAAAGTCGGCAGCACGACCATCGAAGTAACCTACGAAAAGGCCGTACCGAACCTCGGATCGTTATCCGACACGCTGACACTGGTCGACGACGCCCGCGACGTCATCGTCGCCGGTGTCAACATGCTGGCCTCGATGTACCTCAAGCGCAACGATGAGGCCACTTATTGGGCATCCGTCTACCAGAAGCTTATCGGAGGTCCGGCGCTGAAATGACCGCGCAGGACGTAATTAACCAAGTCTATTCCAGCATTCAGACCACGCCGCAGACGTCCATCATCATTCCGTACATCAACCGCACGCTGCAGGACCTCGCTAAGTGGTCTCGTTGGAAACTCCTGCGCAGCCCCTACCGGTTCTTCCTCACGCAGCCGGGAGTAACGGACTATTGGATTGGGCCCGGCCCGGCACCCGCGGGTACTGTAAACACGGGGCTAATCATTTCCGATATCTACCGCATCGACCCCGCCTCCGTGTATGATTTCTCGAACATCCGGAAATTGGGTCCCGCAACTGCCCCGCTGTTATCCTTCCCGCATAATCTCCCTGACTCGACCTACCGACCCGGCCGCCCGCAGCAGTTCTTGTTCGACCCACAGAATCCCGGCTTGTTGCGGATCTTCCCGTCGCCGGACAACCAAAACACCTACCGCCCCAAGCCCGGCTACGTGCCGCTCGAATCCGCGTCAGGCGGAGTGCTGCCAAACCGCACCTACTTCGTCGCAGCCACGTTCGTCGACAGCCATGGAGGAGAGAGCCTGCCGTCCACAACCCGCAAGTTCGACTTACCGGCAAACACGCTCCTGCGCGTGCACCCGTCGTTCGTTCTTCCGATCACACGCAACCACGAAAACGTTTCGTATGTCGGATTCAACGTGTATGCCGGTCCGTCGGAGCAATCGCTCACGAAGCAGAACAGCTCCCCCGTGCCGTTCGGCAGTGATTGGCTCGAACCCGCTACCGGCCTGATTTCCGGTGCGCCTCTACCCACCGACGTCACTATCGCACCCCTCGGCGGCTACTTGATCGGATTCCGCTACTTCCGCACGCTGACGGACGTAGTCAACAAGACGGACGTAATCCCATTCCCCGATACCTTCCTGCCGGTGATCGCGGCCGGAACTGCGTGGTATCTGGCGCGCTCTCTGAACTACGAGACCGAGGCGGAGCGGTTCCGCCAAGAATACTTGGAGGGCCGCGTCGCGCTGATCCGCGACTGGAACCTTATGCCGACCGGCCCGCGCTTCGTGCATCCGGATCCCGCAAGCGCGGCATCCTCAACAATCGTCGATCCGCTCTGGATCTTGACTGCGTAACCTATGCCCACGCCGGAACCGGAAGTCCATCGAAACGAGCTGATGATCGCTCCAGGTACCACGGACTGGTATCAATACTACTACCGCGGTGCCTTCTTCGATGCGGGTCTCGACACATTCACGCAGCCCCCGGCGCAGGCTCAAACCGCATTCACCCAGCTGGTGAACGTCCTGCCTCCAGTTACCGGTGCGTTAGAGCGCCGTTGGGGATGGGTAAACTTTGCAAACCCCGGCGTGTTCGCTCGCGCAATCGCGCAGTATCTCGATCCTGTGCAAGCAACCCTGTATTGGGTTGTCTCGGCCATCAACGCCGTGGTCTTGCTGAGCGAAGCGGGCTTCATCCGAGCCACACTTACCGGCACATCCGGCAAATATATGCGTTGGGCCGTCTCCCGCGGCAGGCTATTCGCCACCGACGGCCACCCCAACTCGCCGAAGGGTTACCATTGGACGGGCGATTCAACTATCGGTCCTGTGATATGGGGCTTGCCGGAGCCCGACAGCCCTCCCACCCCCGTGCCTTCCGGTACGGGTAGCATCAAGTTGCAGGTTGGCCGAACCTACGCCGTCGCCGTCGTCGAAACGCTGACGAACACAGTCTCGCATATCTCACCGCTCTCCGCCTCGACGGGGCCGCTCGACAACGAGAAGGTCGACATCACAATTCCCCCCATTCCCCCGCTCAACACAACCGGCACGCAGAGCGACCATATCGGCCGGTGGCTCCTCGCAACCGCCGACGGCAACGACCCAACCACGATGTACTTGCTGGCGGAATTGACGCCGGAGAACGGTTACTCATATCCAGGCGGAGCCGGTACCGTCGTGTACACCGACAACACGCCCGACGAAGAGTTATTGAC